AATATGCTGAGCAGCAAACTCATAGGGGAGTTTACCAAGTCCTGTCAAAGCAGCGTTGACAGTTTCAATGTGGAGGTCAAGTTTAATTTGCATTTTGTTTTCCTTTACAGAACGTCTTCATCATCAGCAGAGATACCACCACCACCTGAGTATTCAACCAAGTCAGTGACAACCAGCTTGATCAAGGATGCGCTAACACCTTTTTTATTTTTGTATGTCCAAGAGTATGTACCAACCAAAGCCTTAGCCTTGCTGCCATTACCAATGTCTTCAGTGATTTCATCACCATCAACATCGAATGCTTTCATGGGTTTGTTCTTAGACTTACAGGTAATATACTTACCCATGTCAGCCTTCTTCTCACTGTCTTGATTAACAGACAAGCCCATTTCTTCTAAGGCTTCTGCTGCTGCATCAGACAAGTTACACAAGTTAACTTGGTAAGCACCACTCATCTCATTCATCTTGTTCAACTGCGCCCAATAAATGTCGCACTTAATCTTCAACTTCTTTCTTTCGTCAGTCATTTTAATTTCCTTTATCAAAACCCACCAGTAACGTCAGTGGCAATCACGCCCTTTCGGGACTTCATTAAATTATACAGATGTTTTTTGTAAATAGCTAGCAGCATTTTGTAAAAGTGTAACACTATCTTGAAATAACCCAAGACCACGATTGCAATTGTGACATAACATCCCTCTTACTTTTCCTGTTAAGTGGCAGTGATCGACCACAAGTTTTATTTTGTGGTGATCTTGCATTTTAAATCCTTCTCCTCCACAAATAACACACTTCTCGTCTTGTCTCTTAAGCATATCCACATATTCAGAATAGTTTATTTTATATTCTCTTTGTAGATACTTCTCAATTAACGCAGTGTCTGCACACTCTTGCTTACAATACATATGGCTAGGCGCTGCTGGTTTAAATACAGTAGAGCAAAGCTTACATGGCTTTTCTTTAAAATATCCTTGCGGGTATTTGTTAGGTGTTGCTGTCATTTCTGCTTGTTTTTTATTCTTTATTAAGTACATGTTAAAACCCTTTCACTAAAGGTATACCATAAAAATACGTTCAGTTCAAGTCTTAGTGGACATCTCTCCAGTTTTTTCCTATACGTCCTTCAGCACCAACAGGGCATCTAAATCCTAATGAGACACCCGCATCATGTGCTGCTTGTATAGTTAATTGTTTAACTAGTTCTGCTTGTTCAGGAGCACACTCAAGGACAACCTCATCATGAACAACAGCAAGCAAACGAACATTCAATGAGTGTTCTTTGTATTTATTATTGGCTTCAATAATCCATTGCTTAGCAATTATTGCTCCTGCTGATTGCAATAAAGTATTTAAAGCAGCATGCTCAGATCTAATCCACACCCTTCTACCATCTAGACCGGGCAGGTGTCCCTTACTCATGAACTTACTAATCTTCTTCTTAAGAGAAACTAGTCCGGGAGTGTTGTTAATAAAATTATCTAATAGTTTTCTTCCTTTAGTGCTATTAGAACCAACAATGCTACCAATCTTTGCTGCACCTGCCCCATATGATGCGGCATACACTAAAGTTTTTGATAAGTTTCTAGCCTTTTTATGGTCAGGATTGTTGTCATCTTTGACAGTACCCACAGGAACCAACCCAAATGATTGAGCGTTTTTCCAATGCACATCTCCATTAAGAAGTTCGTCTTGCCATCCCGCATCTTGTAAATAGTGAGACATACACCGCAGTTCAATACCAGATAAGTCAACACCCACCATAACTTTATCCTTTGGAACTACCCACATTTCCCTGCACTCAAGTCCGTAAGTAACGGAAGCATTAGGGATCTGTCCAATATTAGGATTACTATGTGTCATCCTACCTGTCACTGCACCATTGGTAATCACCCTACCATGCACCCTGCCATCAGGTTGTACAAGCTCAAGCCAACTACTAATCTGTGCTGCACGTTTCTGTAGCATAAGATATTCAGCAACAAGCTTTGCTTCAGGAAGATCAATGCCCTCAAGCACTGTCTCATCCACAATGATGTTACCCTTCTCTGTCTTCTTATTGAACACAACACCTAAGCCCTGTAAACGCTCAGCTATTTGCTGCCTACTGCCCGGATTAAAGATGGTAGTTTTGTCTTTCAATTGCTTGCCTGTCTTATCAGACCAGCGTTGTTCAACAATAGGCTTAAACACTTCTTGCATCCGTCCTTCAATGTTAGCCATGCGTCCACTAAGCTCAGCTTGTAATAGCATAGCCTTGCGTTCATCAAGCATGAAGCCTGTGTCTTCCATTTTCTTACAGACAATGGCTACTTCATGTTCAAGCTGTATGCTCTTAGCACTGAAGCCTTCATCAGCCATCACTTTAATTAGATGATTGTGTAGTCTTCTAAGCAGCAACACATCTTGCTCACAATACTTAGCCATCTCTTCAGACCACCCACCATCAAAGTCTGTGAAACCATGCTTGGCATCACCCAAACGAATGCCCCATGCTTCAAGGCTGTGCAATGATGGTGCTTTCTGTCCTTCAATACAAACCATTTCAATGTCAGGCTTGTATAGTCTAGACATGACAAGTGTATCAACCAGCTTGCTTGGTTGTATCACTATGCCCCACACCTTCTGCAACACTGGTGCATCAAAGCCAATGATGTTGTGTCCACACACTTCGTCATCGCCTAAGTATTGAAGCAGCCCTTCAGGATTTCTCCAGTGTGTAAGCACACCATCTTTCATAGTGATACACAGCCATACAGTGTCATGGCTTGTGTTTGTTTCTATGTCAAGATAGATCACAGTGCTTCACCTTCCTCTTCAATATATTCCAACATCCTACCAGTATGCTTATTGTAAAGCAAGTTTCCAGCAGGGCCTGTGGTTCCACTGAACCTGTTCTTAAGTACACGAACCTTAGTCATGTTGCGTACCTGTTCTTCTTCTGCTTGACCATTACGTTCAAGACCAATCACCATGTCACTAAGCTGAGCAATGGAGCCACTACCTCTGAGCTGTGCTAGAGAAGTGACAGCACCTTCTTCATGTCCCTTATCAGAGGGACGTTTCAGATGGCTAACAATAATGAGAGCTATGTTTGTTTCTTGTACAAGCATACGCAGCTTGGTCATTATTTCATCAATGGCTTTACGCTCATCACCACTCTCTTGTGCAGACACAATGATTGATACGTGATCAAGGAAGATGTACTTACAGCTAAGACCTTTAGCCATGTAACGAACACGATTGATAATGTTATCTGTTGATGTGCTTCCGAAGTGGTCAAACAAAAACAATCTACCAGTACCTAACGTATTATCAAAAGCTCTCTTGCGTTCTTCCTCACCAACCTCATGGTCAGGCAAGTGCAATGGAACATTAGCTGCAAGAGACATGATGGATAAGCCTGTCTTACGAATGCTCTCTTCCAAGAACATAAGACCAATGTTGTCCTCTGTCTTCTGCACAATGTGCCACACAATTTCTCTAAGCACTTGGCTCTTACCCAATCCACTACCAGCAGTGATAGTCACTAGTTCACCAAAGCGCATACCATAGGTAAGTGCATTGAGTCCTTGCCAAGGATAGAAGCAATCTGCTGGAGCCAAAGGCTTAGACATTTCATCCCACAAGGTGGAGCCAGAGACAATACCATCTGGAACAAACTGCTCAGCCCTCCACCATCTGTCTACAAAGGCAGCTTCCTTGCTTTCAGAGAGCCAATCACATGCGTCTTTGTAATCAGGCAAAGGCTTGAACACCTTGCACTTGCTGCCGAAAAGCTCAGCCACTTCCTTAGCTGCTTTAACTCCATGCTCATCACCATCAAAACACACTATGATGTTTTCAAAGCTGTTGATGTATTCATAATGTTGCTTGCAATCTTTCAATGCAGAGCCAGCACCATTACGTATGGACACAACAGGATACTTAGACCCTGTCATTTGGTATGCAGCCAGTGCATCAAACTCACCCTCCACCAGTGTGAGGTAGCGTCCACCAATGGGAAACAAGTGTTGCCCAAACAATGTACCCTTACCCCATGCACCAGCAGTGGAGAAAGATTTTTCTTTGGTGCTTCTAACCTTTGCAGCTACAAGCTGGTTGTCCTTATCGTGATAGGGGAAATATAAATTGTTGTCACACTTAACAACACCATACTTATCCATTGTTGCTTTGGTAATGCGTCTGTCAGAGACAGACACTGATACACCTTCTCTGTATTGTTTAAGAAAAGATATGTCCTTCACTTCTGTTTCTTCTGCAAGCATTGTGTGTGTTTCCTCTGAGGCTATTGTTGATGGCGTGAATGTATTACATACAAAGCACTTGGTTGACATGTCATCATTGATTGATAGTCCATCAGAACTACCACAGGTATGACAAGGTTGATGTGTTTTTATAAATTTAGTTCCCACTCCACTCCTTTGTAATTGATATCGTTTGTTTTTAACACAGCAGTGTAAGTTTCTAAAAGCCTGTGCATCCTACTGTTATGTAATGCTGTGATGCCAATAATCATATTGGCTTGTTCATCCTCTGTCATTGGTGTTGGTCTGTCCATCATTGCCCACAACAAAAGATCAAGGTCTTCTGATGTACTCCATGCTTGCATGATGAGGTCTTCAAGTTTATGAAACTGCATTTGGTTTTCCTTTACATGAATGTTGTGTGGCTTCTTCTTCAACAAGAAATACTGTTGAGCATTTGCGACAACGCCAAGCAATACTCTCTACCATTATAGTTTGTTTCCTTCCGTAGACACCACGCATCTTTCCAAAGAGTGTCCTTATTTTTTCAATCATGTTCTCTTCCCCAACTCAACATCAATACATACACCATCTATTCTAAGACCCTCACGCCTGCCTCTTTCTATTTGAGCTGCCACTTCTCTGTCGCATACCTTCTTGTCATAGGTCTGTGTTTCTGATTGCAAGAACTCGCACTTAGCTCCCATGCAAATGTATAAAACTACAATGTATATTGTCATGCTTGCACCTTTGCTGCTAAATATAAACCAACATTACCTAAGCTATAACCAACAAAGGCTATGCCCATTCCCGTGTTGCCCTTCGATAGCAGATCTACAGCCACTACCAAATAGACAACACCAATAATTGCTATGAGCCAAGCACTCATTGCTTCACCCCAAACTGTGTACGCACAAGCTGCAAAGCAGCAAGCAACTCTTTGTCTTTGCTATCTTCATCTAACAAGCGTTGTTCCCACTTAATTAAAAACTCAAGCTCATCAATAACAACTGCTTCAATTTCTTCTCTAGTCATCTATGCTCTCCAAAAACATTACAACAGATACAAACACAACACCACCAACAAATGCACCAACAGCACAGAGTGCTAGAAAAATCAACATTGATTCCATCATACAAAGCCCCTCATCCTTGCTGCCACTGTAGCACCCTTCAGCGTATGCTTCAAGTATGGTGCAACACTTTGGGGAGTGGCATGCCCCGTCATAGCCATGATGTTAGGCAGTGGTACTTCTGCCTCAATCATCTCAGTCACTGCTGTCCTACGCAGATCCATAAGCTTTATATCCTCAGATATATTTGCTTCAGTTTTTATTACATCACCAACCCTTGATAAGTTTTCTATTGAGTAAGGCACTAGCCCACCATTTCTATCTGACATATTACTTGGTGCAACATATTGTTGCCATCCATACTCTTCATGTTGTTGCTTAAGCATTGCTTGCAGCCCCTCAGATGTAGGCAAAGTGATACGTGCTCTACGCTTGCTCTGCTCAAGGGTAAGAACACCTGTCTCCATGTTGTAATCTACCCACTTCAACATACGCATGTCTCCCATACGCTGTCCCCATTCGTATGCCATCTGCACAATGAGTCCTACATTACGCCATTTAAAATGGCTGTAAGCCACATCAAGGAATGCTTTGACATCTTCCCTTGTCCAAACAATTTTACGTGCCTTCTCAATCCTTCTCTGCACCTTGCTGAATGGATTGTAGTTGGTGTAGCCTTGTCTTATGGCATAGTTAAACAACAAACGATAGACAGCCAAGCTATGGTTAGCCAAGCTAACACTGTTGGCAGCATGTTCTTCATAGACACGTTGACACATAGGTGTCTTGATGTCTTCAAGCTTAGCCCACAACAACGGTACACCACCCATCCTGCTTTGATACCACATCTTCAGATAATAAAGATAGTCTTGTCTTGTTTGAGGAGCAAGCTTAGCAAAGCTCAAGCTATTTTCATAGCTCTTAATCACTTCACTAAGCTTCGCATTAGTGGACAGGTTTTTCAAATGCTTTCGCTCTTGTCTCCACCCATCCAATATTTTGTTCTGCTCTTCAGCCATAGCATAAGCTGTTTGATAGGTGCTACCAAGCTCAGTGCGCTTGACAACACCAGCATCAATGGCATCTTGTGGTGGGTTGTACCTCCACTTGGTCTTGCCTGCCACTTTAAAGCGCATGACATAGCGAGGCATGCTCATTCTTGTTTCTCTCCAATGTAACCAACAAGCCTTGCTGTCCTACGTAAGTCTTCTATGACAAGCTCAGCATGCTCTGCTGATATGGCATAGACAATGCAAGTACGTAGCCCTTCGTCAGTGACATACCCTGCAACGAATGGCTTCCATTCAATACCTTTGTCGTCTTTAAATTTCATTGGTCACCCATTTCATAAAGTGTTTCTGCCATCTGCAATAGTTCATCATGCTTCATCAGCTTGTTAAGCCAACGCTTTGGTATAGCACTATATCCATAGTGTTTACCAGCTAACATACCTGTCACTGCACCTACGGTGTCAGCGTCATAGCCTTTATTAACTGCCCTGATCAGTGCGTCTTGGAAGCTAAATGTTAAGTCAACACATTCCCATGCTGCATTGTATGCATACATGATGGAGCCTTTGCCTTTACGAATGTCATACTCATCATCTATCAGATGAGCAAACTCATCAAGCTGCTTACCAGCATACAGCTCAGCCACAAAAGCTGCCATGTAATGGACGGTGTCAGCGTTGCCGTGTGTCATGAGAGATACAGCAATGGCTTCGCCAAGACCAGTGTTGGGTTTGTTGTGGTTGGCTAATACAACAGGAGCAATACGCATGATGGAGCCATTGCCACTAGCTCTAGTGTCTGTCCTACCTGCATAGGGTTGCTCTGTTGACATGCTCTCAATGGATTCAAAGCAAGTACGTCCAATGTCAAACCGATAGTCTCTTGTGCCGAAGTGTCCTGTCTTAAGCCATGTCTTGAAGTTGAGTGCAATTTCATTGGGAGCAAACTTGCCCTTCACTTTGTATGCATCTGCAATACACATTGCCATAGCACCATCATCTGTCCACTCGCCTATCTCAGCAGAGTGAACACCACCACCAATCATGTCTGTCACCTTATCAAACTCATGAGGACGCATGAATTCCAATGGCGCTCCTAATGCATCACCAATGAACAGTCCCATGAACATACCAATTGCTTTGTCTTTATCCATATATCACCTAAAGAGAGGGGACTAAGCCCCTCTTGTTGATTAAGCTGCTTGTAAAAGCAGATCGTTGAATGCACCTTTGAGCACAGCATCCATGTCCTGCTCAATACGCAGTTGCTTACGTCCTACATCAGCACCTTCACGGCTTGTCTCTACGTGGGTAGAGATGTGAGTGAGAGTGTTGTAAACACGATAAGCATTGTGTCCCATGTCATAGCTGTTGTGTATCTGCATGACACGCTCCAGCATTTTCTCATTGAACTTCCAGCCTGTAGAAGTGCGGTACTTGGTGACATGTTCACGGTAGAAATGCACAGCAGTGTCTACGTCAACCTTCACCACAGTCATCTGCTTCATCAGATCCACCTCATTCTCAAGTTGTGGTATCCAGTTGCTAGCCACTTGACCAATCATCTGTGGGTCACTGAACGTGGTGTGCTTCTGTGAGAAGCCGATGTTCTCTCGCACTGCAATCATGCCATTCAAGCAAGCCAAACGCAAGATCATTGCTTGCACACTGCGCTTCA